TAAAAGATATGATTGATGGTGATGTATATTCAGAGTGGAGTGATGAAGATGCTACAATTGATTGGGTTGATAAAGGAGAATTGTACAGTAGATATACCACTAATTGTACGGGAACACATAACAACGTATTCAATAAATCTCATTTCTGGATTAAATTAAATCAAATATTACCAATAACATACAGTCGTGTTGAAGGAGCAAGATGTTATAAATTATGTGAGTATGAAAAAGCCGTCGAGGCATGGGATAACTACATTACGCGCAACTAAAACCAAGCAAAACCAAGCAAAACCAAGCCAAAACCAACCAAATATCGTTAGATTAATTTTGGTTGGATCACATGTTTTGACATATTCTATATATTTTTATTACTGTTATAGTCTTATTATATTATTATTATTATTATTATTATTATTACTATCCAACCAAACCAAGCAAACCATGTAAAAATACAACTACAAATATATAATGTATATTCTGTAATATATATAGAGCCCAGAACCACCCAGTCTGGGTGATTTGCTGGGTTTGGTTGGATAGTAAATAATCTCTATGTTATCATTATTAATCCTTTTTATAATTGGATTTCTTCTTTTTTACTGGTTTTTTATCTTGTTTCTTCTTCGGTGTGGCTTTCTTTTTATTAGCCATTTCGAATATATCATTCATTTTGGGTTTCTTTGGCTGGATATCCTTCTCAATGTTAAACTGTAATTGCTTTTTGTAATCTGGGATCGGCATTCTAATATATATATATATATACTATTATTTATTTTTTAAAAATTATTTATTAAAATTAAAATATTAATATTGTTATAAACATAATGAGTCTCGTAGTATTATCGAATCAAACACAAGACGCTGAAGAAACAAGAAATAGAAATTCAATATCTAAGCCATGGGCATTTAAGAATACATTGACATCGACATATACCATACCGGAAGATGCACAAGTAGCATTGACGTCATGTAAAGTTAATATACCAGAACGTGTCATAGTCGGTGGTAATGGTAATAAATTCTATCAGTATATTGGTGTCAAACGTGATTTGGGTGGATTGGATGATCAATTCAATTATTCAACATCTTGGCCGGCTCAAGTGCGTTTGACAGCAGATGATACAGATACGTCGACTATTGAAGACTTAAGCCCTGCGGATTTTGCGGCTCGTCTTCAATCAAGACTTAGAGCAACCACATATCATCCAAACTTCAAAGGTAAAACGAGTGTAGTTCGCTCATTAGAAGAAACAACAAATAAATTCAAAGGATATTCGATAAGTTATGACCAAAGTAATTCAGCGGCTAATGCTAGTCATATACCGACCACATCATTTAAGCAATGGTATTCAGATGAAGCACCATACACGGACACGGCACAATTCACATACAACAATGTAAATAAATCATTTGCTCGTATAGATACATCGGGTTCCGAAACTCATACAATATGTGCTGGTATTAATCCAGAATTCCCACTGTCTATGACATCTGGTGAGTTTGTAGTTAATGTATCCGGCACGGCTGGTGGTAATGCTAACAAAAATGGAGTTGAATGGCATGTTGGCTTATCTAGATATATTCATCAACCAAATTTAGAAAACAGAGAATATAAGCCATCATATGATGCTACCGAATTATTTGATTATGATGATGATAATCTAAATATTCGACAAAATATATACGCGGATTTTGCTGTATGTAGAAATGTGTTTGGACAACTAGTCGTATATCAATATGTGGTAGATAGTCAATTCAGATTTAGACGTCAAGAAGTTAAATACTGGCTAAATGCTAGTTCTGTATTTGCTGGTGCTGGACGGTTCTCGTTAGTTGATGAACCATATGAACGTGTCAAATTTGAAGTTGAAGGAGAAGTCGTAGCATGTTATTTATGGGATCAAGTCGGCGCCGTGTATGATTTAATTACTAAATACCGGGTTGGAGCTAGAGACGATTCATATTTTAAGCCAGTTAATCAATGTTGTTGGTGTCTTCATCCAGTATTAGCCATCGGTCGTAAGGCTGGATTTGAAACATCAACATTAGAATTTAGAGAATTTACCGGAATGGATATAACTGGATATGATCCAACGGTTAAAAATGGTGGTGGATGGTATGAGAATAATTTAATTATTAATCGTGATAATGATTCATTCATGCTTGATACTAGACCAGTTAATGGTAGTGGCGGTGGATCAGCAGCTGGAGCATCATATGAACAGAAAGAGTTGAACGCGAGTGGCGGTGTAGATTATAATCCAGTTCTAATTCTTGGACAGAATAATATATATAATAGAGATGCATCAACTGCTGGTGCAAATGGAATGGATTTACTTGGTTATGATAAATCAGTAGTAGAAACGCCAACAACATCCGTGGGTTCATTGAATACATTCACATCAACAGTTACTCCAAACTTAGCACCACAGTATAGCATGTTTTGTAGATTGAATAATTTTGGACAAGATGTAACCAATGGTTTGGTTGGTAATAAATCGAAGATAATAGCACATTTAACAACCTTTGAAGATGCTACCGGCAAGCTAACATATGAGCCATCGAATTTAACATATCTAGATTTGAATAATAGTGCCCCAATAAATATATCGGAATTTGATATATCATTCTGTTATGTCAACGAACAGTTTGCGGAAGTGCTAACGGGTCAGTCTATTGTAACCATATTAATTAGAAAAAAACCCAAGGAACTAAAATAATTTAATTTTTTTATGAAAATTTTTTGTTTATATAAAAAATATACATTATAATATATATTATAAAATGTCACAACCACCAAGAGTACAATTTAATTTTGAACCAGACCCAATAGAAATAGACGATATTACTGGTGAAGAAGATCCAAATTTTATTTATCCCGAAGATGTCAGAGATGGCGATAACTCAGAAACAGAAGAACAAATTCTGGAAGATGAACCACTACCTGAAAGAGTTCAAAAACCAATTGAAAGAGCAAAGCCCACGAATGACATCTTTGAAGATATACCATCTAAAATTGTAGCAGATTTAGAATCTAAAATTAATAAATCTAAAGCTACTAAAAAAACACAAAAACCAAAAGACCCCAATAAGCCTAAACGTAAAGTTGATCCAGAGCACATGCGGAAGATGCGAGAGAAAGCAGCGGAGACACGAGCGAGAAAGAAACGAGAGAAAGAAGAGCAACAGAAATTGGATTCAGAAGAAAAACAATTAATGTCAAGAAAAAAGAAAAAGGATTTGGAAAAGATTAAAAAGGAATTAGATGAAGAAGATAATCCACAACCAAAACCAGCACCAGCACCAGCACCAGCACCAGCACCAGCGCCAGCAAAACATTTATTTACTCAAGAAGATTTGGCCAGAGCCCAGTTTGAAGCAATCGCCAGATATGAAGTTCTTAGAAAAGACAGAAAAGCCAAGAAACGAGAAAGTCAGAAATTAGAGCGAGAGAAAAAAGAATTAGTTGATAAATTAATGGGTAAATCAAATCCAGTACCACGATCAAGATATGCGACTAATTTCTATGATAATTGTTATTAATTTTTTTTTATTTTTATATAAAATTATTAATCTAGATAATATTAAGATGTTATATTATATGGCAGTAATACGTGAATACTTTGAATGTGATAAATACAAAAAATTATATTTAGAAGAGAAGCAAAAAAATGAACAGTTAAGAGAATTTACCGAAGATCTAATATATAGAATAAATCCGGATATATTAAAAGATCTAAATAAACAACTCGAATAATCTTTTTTTATTATTTTTATTTAAAATATATAATCTAAAATATTATATATTATGAAATCAGCTATTGTTTTGGGAAATGGAAGAAGTTTATATGAATTTAATTTTAAAAATATACCAAGAAACAGATATGATATTATTGGATGTGGATTAGCATATAGATATTGGGAGCGTATTGATTTTTACCCAGATATATATGTTAATGTTGATACGGTTGTATGTGAGAGAAATAAATCGGTATTATCATTTATAAAAAAACAAAAGTGTAGTAAATATATTGTTAGTGAAACTATTAAAAATATATGGCCAGATTATCCAACAGATGGTAGTGTAATATTTTTTGAAGATTTAAAACAAGATGAATCGACTATCTATAATGATATTGTATTTTGGGGAACTGGTAATATATGTGCTTATTATGCACTTGATAATTATGATCATGTATCAATGGCTGGTTTTGATTGTGACTATTGTGAGATTATTCCGCAATGTGATAAGCAAGAAGACAATACATTAATAATTAAAGAAACACCAAAATTTAATCCAAACTATTTTTTTGATAGTTATCAGCAACAAGGTGATATATATAATGTACCAAATGGTAAAAAAGTACATTTAAATAGTTGGGTAGAATTATCAAATTCTATTCCCGAAGGAAAACATTTAATTAATTATAATGATAAAACAACATTATATCATTTGTTTGAATCTTATCCATTAAATAAATTGACATTTGAATATCCAGAATATAACCCACCAAATAAAATCGCATTTTGTGTTCCTTCAACATCAAATGGTAAAGATTGGGAATATCTCCAACAAACATTTTTATATCTAATATTTTTAGAATCAATTCGACCACTACAAAAACAATATCAAGTAACTGTATATATTGGATATGATGATGATGATAAATTATATAGTAATATAAAACTACCAACTAACTTCAATAATATTAAATTAGTATGGGAACCATTTAGTGGTTGTAAGGGAGACCCATGTAAGATCTGGACACAACTAGCAATCAAAGCTGTGACAGATGGTCATGAATATATGCAGATTGGTGGCGATGATATTCTATATGATAAGCGGTCCGAATGGTTACCAAAATTTATTAAGACATTAAAATCAAATAATAATATCGGATATGTTGCTGGATATAGTAATAACGATAATATCCCAACACAATTTTTGATTCATAAAACTCATTTAGAAATATTCGGATGGGTATATCCACCACAAATTAAAAATTGGTTTTGTGATGATTGGATGTATAATGTATATGGCAAAGAATTTGGGAATTGGTTAAAACAATATAATCATTTAAATCTCGGTGGACAACCAAGATACCAACCCGACAACTCAAAGCGATTATGTGAAATGTTAGTAAAAAGATATAGACCAACAATCAAAGATGTTAAACAACAAATTGATAATACTAAAATGTATTTTAATCCGAATAATTTAACATGTAGTTGAATAATTTTAAAAAATAAATAATAAAATTAATTTATTTTAATAATATATATATTATAGTATGCCGAAACGAGCAAAAAAAGATACTAAACCAAAAGGACCACCAAAAGTTTATAAAGTACGTGATCCCGAACCGGATGGCCGTTATTCAGACCTTCATCCACATTTACCACAGCCGCCGGCTCTATTATTAATCATTGGTTCTGTTAAACAAGGTAAATCAAATTTAGTTGTTAATTTATTATGTAATCCAGATATGTACAGAGATAAATTTGATTCAGTTAAAATTATATCAAATACTTTGAATGCTGACCCCAAAGGAAAATTACTAAATAAGTTTTTTGATTGTGCCGATCATTATTCAGACCAAATGATAACTGATATTGTTGAAGGACAGAAAGCATATGAAGATGAAGACCGACCAACAATGGCTGTTGTATTAGATGATATATTAACAAAAGATTTTAAGAAAACAAATCAAGTATCATTCCTTGCGACAAAGTTTCGACATTACGGGATTGATTTGTTAGCATTCACAACTCAATCATTCCGTGCTGTATCTGGTTTAATTAGAAACAATAGTACAGATGTTATTATCATGAAGCAGCAGAACCAAAAAGAATTAGAAAAAATATCGGAAGAATTTGGGGATATGTTTCCCGGTATATTTATGGAGCTATACAAAAAAGCAATTGAAGATGCACCATATAGTTTCTTATATTTAGATCTTCAAGAAAACCCAGCCAGAGCATACATTAGATTTGAGACATTAATTGCGGAAGGTGATACCAAAATGTTTTAACTATTTTTAATTAAATTTAAAATAAATATAATATATTTTTTATATTATAAAATGGACTTATATGGTACAAATGGTAATGCTATTGCTATGGGCAATGCGCGTCGCGAACAAGTCAGAGATTTAAATGAACGTATACAGCAACATAACACTGATGTTGCTAATTCTATTAGTGAGCAGTTTGACCAAAAGAAAACAACCGAGCAAATAAGAGATGCGCAGCAAAAGGCACAATCAATGTGGACTGGTGCGCATATGCCAGATAAAGTAAAAAAGTTTAATGATTGGAGAACTGCGAGAGACTCCAAAGCGAATCCAATTGCTAATGAATCGGAAGAACAATCACAAGCAGTTAAAGATGGTGGACCCCCAGCCGAAGTAGAAACACCAGAACCTGAAGCACCCAGCGCCGAAGAGATAAACACACGATCTGGTCCCGCAGCATCTGAAGCAGCGGAAGGATTAGAAGACGTTGCCGGCAAATCAGCCGGAGCAGTAGCAGATATTGGAGAAGAAGCGGCAGTGGCTGGACTCAAATCTGGTGCTAAATCAGCATTAAAGGAAGGGGCAATCAGTGGTCTTGGCAAAGTAGCTGGGGCAGCTGGTGGTATCATGGCGGCAGCCCAAGGTGGATTGGATATATATGAAGATGTCAAAGCGGGTGGCATTGCTGGTAATAACAATTGGGAGAAAGCCGGAAATTTACTACAAATTGGTGGTTCTATCGCAGACATAGCCGGTTTAGCATTCCCGCCGGCCGCATTACTTGGTGGTGTGTTAGATTTAGCATCATCGGCAACAACCGAGATCGGAGAAACAGAAGAAGAAGATAAAGAGCCAGCAGAAGAGCAAGCAGATATAAAATCACAGCAAGAACAAGCCATAGCAGCACCGGTACAACAGACCGTTGCCACTGGACGTGTTCAATAACTTTTTTTTTTATTTTTTAATAATTTTTATTATATTATTTATGTTATAAAATAATGTCGTTATATTGGTCCGCAGATGATAGTGTTAAAGTTGGTGAGACTAAAATCTCCATACCGTCAGAAAATGGGTTAAACTACTCACCCGGTCAGAAAGTACAGTTATTCGTTGATCCTTCAACCAAGTTTATGGATGGTCGAGAAACATATCTAGAATTCAATGTTAAACTTTCTTTACCTTCTGGTAAAGCACCAACCCGTCTTCAATTAGATAAAGCCGGTGCGTCTGTTCTAATTCGTAATATTAGAATTTATGATGGTTCACGTGGTAATCTTCTAGAAGAAGTAAATGCATATGATACATATGTAGCATGTAGATATGATTATGATAAAGATCGAAACGCAGAGAATATGCGTGCCCTTCGTGAAGGTTCTAGCGTTTACCAGCCGGGTAATCGCGGTGATTCTGGTAACACTCAATCAGCAATGGCCAATACTCTAACCAATCCATACTTCAAGCAGACAACGGGCAATCAGTCCACAACATACTCGGATACTGATTTCCTTACTGCCAAAGTTTGTATTCCCCTACATACGGGTATCTTTGCTAACTCTGATACCATATTTCCGGTTATGATGACTGGTGGTCTATATATGGAGATTGATTTAAATGATGGCCCGGCTGTTATTAAACAGTTAGATAGTGTATTATTAGATCGTAAACTATCTCTAAATCCGGTTTTCCATTCTCTCAATGGTTCTTCAACACCAGATACTTGGGTCAATGGTTCGGCTGCTACAACATTTTATGTTGATACTGATAACTCTATTAGTGGTGCAGACCGTGTAGCAAAGTTCCCATTTGTTGTTGGAGAAACCATCAGTTTTGCTGTTAGTAATAATAATGGTTCGTTGGCTACTCTATCGGCTACGGCAACTATTAGTGAGATTAATTCAAGCACATCCGCAAGTGGTGGTACTGGTTTAGTTGAAGTTGTTTTGGATGCTTCTATTACTAATAATGGTGTGACTATTAATCAGAACTTTGGTATATTCTCCACTGCTGTATCTAGTCAATCCAGTTATGATGCTACATATGCTGTATCTAATGTTAATCTTGTAGTGAGTCAAATACAATTAGACCCAGCATATGAGCAAGGGATGATACAGAAGGTTAGAGACGGAAAAGCAATTGAATTTGATATTCAATCATTAACTAACTATAAACATTCTATTCTAGCATCTGACAGACAGACAACATTCCAAATATTCTCTCAGAACAGCCGCGCCCGTTCTCTACTTGTTGTACCGACAGATTCTAGTGTATACACATCAGCACAGCAGATATCCGGTTCTGGATGTTATATGATTACTGGTACAAATTCGACAAATGCTTGTGCTACGTCAAAGAATGCCGACGATGTGGCTCTGGCCAATAACCGTAGCCAGTTTACTGGAGTTGTTGATCAACTATCCAGCATTCAATATACTCTAGATGGCATGAGAGTACCATCGAGAGAAATATCAACAAAAAAGATTGCGACTAAAAATAGTTTAGATGCCTTCCATCTTTTCGAGTTAGAAAAGACATTAGATGCTGCGGGAATACCACCCAAGAGTTTCACCGAGTTTATGAATAACTTCTGTTTTGGTCGTTCCTTTGGAGCTGGATCGCAGAAGGGTGTCACAGATTTGCGGGGCAAAGACCTTGCGGTAATTCTAAAATACCAGACGGCCACGGCGCCAAGTGTTGGTAAGCTATTCAATTCGTATGTATTCCACATCCGCCGTCTAGTCCTTAGAGATGGGGGCGTCGATGTTGTCGCTTAATTATTAACTCTTTTATTAACTAGATATCTATTAGTTTTTTGGTTTTGAATATCAGAAAAACCATTTAATTGACTAGCAATTGTTTTATTTAATCCAACCGCCATATACTCATCAAATAATTTATTCCAATACAAATCCAAATAATATTGTCTTATATGTCTATCAATTTTACCAGAATTATAAATTTCTGATAATTTTGTCATTCCTTCAATTAAATTGTATTTTAAATCTTCTACAATAGTTTTATTGACCATGTAGCCACTAGTCCATTGCGCCCATTTAACTCTATTAAAATCATTATCTATTTTATCACATTCTTTTATATGATTACAAAATAATAATATATCAAAATCAAAATCTGGTATTTTTATTGTATTAAAATTATTATCATTAATAAATACATAATCATCTTCTAATATTATACATTTGTCATAACCACGCTCCACAACAATCTCCATACATTTGATATGTGATTTAGCACAGCCAATGTACCCGTATTCATCATGTACCGCCGGAACTCTCTCGTAATTATATCCATCTAGTATTCGTTCCATATTCTCACGTCGATCAGTTCTTGAATCTAAATTAATATATAATATTGGTATGTCAAATGTCATTTATTTTATTCAATATATTTTTTTGTTTATTTTTATTTTAAATATATTATAATTTATATAGTATAAAAAAATGAGTACTTCCCGCTATGTACAGATCCGCCCAGATAATATTCCCGCGAGTGGTAAAATTTCGTTCAAGAATGGATTCCCGATGCTTTCTTTCACTGTATCGGCCCAAGATGGATTACTTGATCCATCCACCCTTCGTGTTACTGGTAAGTTTGCCGCATACAAAGATAATTTAGCAACGCCAACACCAATTCAAGCAGCCGATGAATTAACTATGAATAACCGATTGGGTATATACAATGTTATTGAATCGCTAACCGTTAGATCGCAGCAAAGCAAGCTACAGTGTGAGAGCATACGTCATTATTCTAAATTTATGAATTCATACTTGGCGATGACTAGCTCTCTTCAAGACCAGATTGGACATCTTGGCGAAACTTGTCTAATTATGCCCAATAAATCGGCATTCCAGAAATCAGTAATGGAGTCTCCGACAACTGATGTAGCTCAAACAAATTCATTTTCTTTCCATCTCCCATCTGGATTTCTATCATCTGGTAATATGGTTGATTTGAGACAAGACGCATTCGGTGGTCTAATTATTGAGATGTTATTACAGCCAGATTCTAATGTTTTATTTAACCTTAATGGAGCAACAACGGGTATTGGTGATGCTCACTATGAGTTATCCGATCTATTTCTGACATGTGAAGTATCTCAATTTGGTCCAGATATGCCGGCACCATCTCCCACCGGAGCATATGAATTCAATACGATTACTAGTTTATACACATCAGTTAATTCGACCAATGCTCAAATCCAGTACATGTTGGGTCTATCTAATGTTCAGTCTGCGTTTATGTCGTTTGTTCCTGTAGCCAATATTAATACACTAACGCAAGATGGTCAAGCAACTGTCCAGTTTTCTGGCGATGGTTCATCTGACACAGAACTAGCACCAATTACTAAGGTACAATTCCTTAAAGGTGGTGTCAAATTCCCGGCAGACTTTGATTATACGACAAATGTTGTTGAAGATGCCGATACTAAACTGGTTGATCCACAGATTATTAGAAACTTTGTTGATGCTATACTACCAGATTATACATATGAGCGATTTTCCATCTCTCCAGTTAATAGCAACAGAGATTATAACATGACGACAACGAGCGCTGGTGAATTATCATACAACAATATTCCAGAAGGCGGAAGCGTATATGGTCTTGGCGTTACATATGGTATTGGCGGAGCTGGTGAAGATTTCCGCAGTGAGCAGTTTGGTGTATCTATTGAATCAGATCTTAAATCAGATCGTCCAATGGGTGTATACATCTTTGTCAAAGCCCGTGCGACTCTAGCATACAAGGATGGATCGGTACAGTTAAGCCAGTAAATAAATATTAATCTTTCTATAAATTTAACTTTTTTAATTATATTTTTAATTTTTTTATTATATTATTATTAGTATAAAAAAAATGGACGTAACTAGTGATTATGATGGCGGAGATTCAATCCCAGATTTTATTAAGTTAGACCAAATTCCGGCTAATTACTCGCAGAGATCCGAAACTGATCTACTCGAGCCGGTTGTGTTCCAGCAAGGAACCGGCACCAGTGATGGATTTGCTCGATTTACCCTACAGAATAAAGGTTTTTTACATTCTCATTCTAAAATCTTTATGGCTCTAGCACCACAAGAAGCCAGCTCCGAATACTTTTTTGCACCGAATGTTGGTATTGGACAAGTTGTTAAAAAGGCAGTATTGAAGATCGGTAATAAGACTATCAATGAAGTTGATTCATGGCGTAATTTATACGCTGTTAAATCTTCGTTAATTACTAATGAGAATAATAAAGAAAGAGAAACATATTTAACGGGTCGCTGGTTAGCTCATCAATTTGACTACAATGATGATAGTCGTGTCAGTGCGGGAGCATACGGATTAGACAATGGCCTTGAATACCTTGGCCAAGAGCTTCAAACACCATCG